GCAGAATTTATTGCTAATCATAGTAATGAATATAAAACATTACCAACTAAAGAACAGATTAAAGCTTCAACTGGAGTAGCACTACAAGATATTCCAGATTTAAATGAGGGCCACAGTGAGTGGTTCATGACTGAATTTGAAGGATTTACTCGTAGACAAGAATTAGAACGAGCAATTTTAAAATCAGCAGACTTGTTAGAAAAAGGCGAGTTTGATCCGGTTGAGAAACTAATCAAAGACGCAGTACAAATTAGTTTGACTAAAGATATGGGTACAGACTATTTTGATGATCCAAAGTTTCGTATTAACAAATATTTTAATTCAGGTGGACAAGTTAGCACAGGGTGGCCACAGATGGACAAGATTTTATACGGTGGATTCAGTCGAGGAGAACTAAACATTTTTGCTGGTGGATCTGGATCTGGTAAATCTTTGGTCATGATGAACATAGCACTAAGTTGGTTACAAGCAGGACTTAGTGGCGTGTATATCAGTTTAGAACTGTCAGAAGAATTATGTGCTCTGCGTACCGATGCCATGTTGGCAGGTATGAGCACAAAAGAAATCCGTAAGGATATCGATCAAACTGAACTTAAGGTCAAGTTAGTAAGTAAGAAAGCTGGACAGTATCGAATCAAAGCACTACCGGCACAAAGTACAGTTAACGATATACGCAGTTATATCAAAGAAGTGCAGGTACAGACAGGTATCAAAATTGATTTTATCATGTGTGACTACTTGGACTTGTTAATGCCGGTATCAGCTAAAGTTAGCCCCAATGATTTGTTTGTCAAAGACAAGTATGTTTCTGAAGAACTGCGTAACTTGGCCAAAGAACTTAATGTATTATTTGTTACGGCATCGCAGTTGAATCGTTCAGCAGTTGAAGAAATTGAGTTTGACCATAGTCATATTTCAGGTGGTATTTCTAAGATTAATACCGCAGATAATGTGTTTGGTATCTTTACAAGTCGTGCTATGCGTGAGCGGGGCAAGTATCAAATTCAGTGTATGAAATCGCGTAGTTCAACAGGTGTAGGACAAAAGATTGACTTGGATTATAACATTGAAACTATGCGTATTACAGATCCGGGCGAAGATGCTGGCCCAGTCAATGCATTTGGCAAAGCTAATTTGCTAGACAGTATTAAAGCTAAGAGCACTATGCTGTCTAATCCGGAACCCACCGAAGATGTAGGCAAAATTACAGCCGAAGTAAACAGTAGCAAGCTAAAACAGTTATTAAACAACATTAAAACAACCTAAAAATAAGCCAATAATCATAACTCAAACTGGTAAATATTACAAACAAAGGTCTTGTTATAATGCAGAAGAAAACTCGTAGTGTTCTTGAAGAATTGGAAAGTTTATATGCCGAGCGTGACAGCCGCCATGTAATCGAAAATCGTGCTAGTAATATTATTACCAGTGCTATTCGTTTGCTTGAGCAGATTGATGAAACATATACTCCAGAGCAAGCAGATAATCTCAAGCGTAAATTGATCAACGCTATTAACCATCGCGACCCAAGCAAATTTACTCGTACTGTGAGAAAAACTGATGCAAATTCATGAAATAACTATAAATGAAAGTTTTTGGAAAAAATATGCAGATACTGGCAGTTTGTCCGGCATGGCAAATAGTTGGCTAGACAATAAAGCAAAACAGTACTATGATGCCAAATTTCCTAAAGAACCAGAGGCACCTGCACCTGTGCAGGCACAAGCAAACCCAACCAATACCTCTGCACCAATAAAAACAACAAGCCCAGCAACCACTAAAAAAACAAAAGTAAAGCCAATGACAACAGCTCAAAGATCTGCTGGTCAAATGTCTCAACAGGTTGCACAAAGCAAAACTGGTCAAGGACTGCAACAAATGTTTGGACAACCTAAAGGCGGTGTTCAAAAATGAATTTAGCCGAAGGCGGCAATGTCTTTAAAGACGCCGACAATCGCTCATTAACACAGCGCATCAATCAAAGCGATGTTAAACCAACCTTGGCCTGGTTAGAGGAAATGCTACCAGGACTAGACTTACAAAATAATACACTAGGATCAACAGGTATCAAAGACACTTCAGGTGACTTAGACATAGCAGTTGATGCCAAACAGGTTACCAAAGAACAATTAATTGCTAGATTATCACAGTGGGCTCAAAGTCACGGATTCAAACCACAAGACTATATTAAAAAATCTGGATCAGCGGTACATTTTTTAACACCAATAGATGGTCGCCCAGACCGTGGCTATGTACAAACAGATTTTATGTTTATGAATGATGTACCTTGGAGCAAATTTGTCTTGGGTGCCATGCCCGCCAACAGCCAATACAAAGGCCGTGAGCGAAATGTCTTAATGAATTCACTAGCCAAAAGCATGGGCTACAAATTAAATCAAAATGCTGGTATAGCCGATCGTACAACCAATCAGTTGATTACCAATGATCCAGATAAAGTTGCTAAGATGTTGTTGAATCCTAAAGCCACTGCCGCTGATTTGGCCAGTGTTGAATCTATAGTGGCCGCACTTAAGAATGATCCCAAGCGTGATGCCAAGTTAGCAGACTTTAAACAGCACATGGAGCGCGAAGGATTGCCATTCCTTGAAGATGCCATGGAAAGTGCAGATCCTTATATTGAATATAGTGATGTAAATTTTTTAGCAAGACTCCGCGACCGCATTGTTAATCAAGGTATGCAACCCTTGATTGAAGCCACTGATCAACCTATAGGTGGCCGTGCCAAAGGTATTGAACACATTGAAGATCTAGTGTTCCGCAACGGCACCGCAGGAATTCGAACAGCACTAGATCATATCAGTCATCTCAAAGATAATACCGCATCTTCTGTAACAGTCAAATGGGATGGCAAGCCAGCTGTGATTTTTGGCCGTGATCCCAATGGTGATTTTGTATTAACCGATGTAGCTGGATTTACCGCAGTTGGATATGATGGGCTGTTTAAAAGTCCAAGACAGGTAGCTCGTCATTTGGCACAGCGTGATGCTGCCGCTGAAGCCCAGGGCAAGCCAGCGACTCGTACACAAGACTTGTTGCCAATTTATCAAGAACTATGGCCTTTGTTAGATGCCGCAGTTCCTAAAAACTTCAAAGGTTACATTCAAGGCGATTTATTATATACACAAACTCCGCCATTGCAAGCGGGTGCTTATGTGTTTAAACCCAACACGGTAGAATATAACATTCCAGCCGCTAGTAAACTAGGCCAGGAAATTGGCGGTAGTCAAGTAGGTATAGCTATTCACACCAGACTCAGCGAACCAGGTGCGTCCAAAGAACCATTGGGTTCAGTTAAACTAAATGCAGTACTTGGCCTGTTGTTGATCGAACCTATTGCACCAAGAGAAAATATCAAGCCTACAGAATCTGCTAAAGTTAAGCAGTTAAAACAGTTAGTGTCACAACACGGTGCCGCAATTAATAGCCTGTTCAACCCAGCAGAACTTAGAGCACTGCAAATTACTGACCTGCCTAAACTCTGTATTGATTATGTAAACAGCCTAGTAGGCAATTCAGAAATTACCAACTTTGATGTTAACCGTATGTTGCCAGGTTTTGGTGCATGGTTACAACAGCGTGTCACTCCTAAAAAGTTTAAGAATATTGTAGAATATCTACAGAGTCCAAGAACCAACATGGATGGTATTACAGCGGCATTTACAGCATTTGTACTACTGCATGATATTAAAATGGATCTGCTACAGCAGTTAGATCTACAGCACCCGGGACAAGAAGGCTGGGTAATAGCTACTCCAGGCGGAATAACCAAGTTCGTTAATCGTTTTGGCTTTACTAGAGCCAATCGTGCAGTAAACAACCCAGTTTCTTGACCCAAGCTCTCCTTTTTTACCAAAAAGACTAAATAAAAGTAGGACCTCTGTGTCCATAAATTAAGGAGATTTAAAATGGCTTATATCACAATCGTAAACGGTGGCGCACAACCAGTATTCGCTACTGATACACTCAACGGTTCCGTTGCTCAAACAGCTAACTTGGCTGCTCAACCAGTTACTAACTTTCAAGGTCCTAAATTAGACTTTTTCAGTTTAACAGCTAACGCAGTATTAAGTGCTGCCGGCGCTGGTAACGCTAATGGTTACATTTCAAATGTATTGACTTCTATTCAGCAGATCGCTACAGTTGCTATGTATCAAGTTAGTCCAGCTGCACCACAAACATTGAACATTGCTTTGTTCCCAACAGGCGCATACGATGCGGCTAACTTAGTAGCGGCTGCTCAAACAGCTAATGCAACAGGTGGCTTGAACATCGGTATTCCAACAGCAAACGTCGCTAACAATGCTTCATTCACAACACAACCAGTTAATGTAATCTACGGTAGTTAATTAGATTAACATTAGTTTGGAAGTAAATAGTTGTAGACTAACCCCGGACTAGTTTCGGGGTTTTTTAAGGAGATTAAAAATGGCTTATATTACAGTTGTTAGTGGTGGTGCTCAACCGGTCTTTGCTACCGACGTCTTGGATGGTTCAATACAATCCAATGTTGGTAACTTTGGCGGCACACAGTACACTCCACCTACACCGGTCAACTCCATGGGTCCAAAATTGGATTTCTTTGGAGTAGCATTTGCCAATGCCGCAGGTAACGGAATCAGTACTGTTTATAATTCTGCCAATGTCAATGGTGCCATCCAGGCAGTATTGCAAGTAGTCGAACAAACAGCTACAGTAGGAATTTACCAAGTAGACAACACAGCTAATTCTGTTAATATGTCTATGGCAATCTATCCTGTAAACGAATACACTGCATTAACCTTGCAGGCAGCAATTCGTGGCTTGGGTACAAATGTTGCTAACACCGGTATTGATGTTACAGGCACAACAGTTACTAATGTAGGCTTCCGTTTGGCAACTACATTAACTAATCCGTCTTAATATCATGTCATAAACAAATTAACCCGCTTTGGCGGGTTTTTTGTTGACTTTAGTTTTGACCATAGCTATACTCAGTTAAATACCTACATAATGACATACATATACGAGAGTCCAAATAGTGGTAAAACGGTTTATCGCAGAAAACTGGGCACCGATCAAAAAGAATTAGTTAAAGACGAAACTGGTACAGAAATTGAAGTCACAAATCAATGGATCATGTGGCGCGATATACTTAGATCTGCAAAAACTAATCCTGCGTTAAAAGAAGCACTTGATCGAGCTCAAATCATTTATGAATTGAGCCGCCGTGAAGTTTAGATGCCGTACACTGTTTGATATCACTACCACTGGTGTCACTGGACACTATAAGTCATCACGAGTTCCTTTCCAGGATCGCGCCAATAACAATATCACTAACGAAGCAAATTGGAATCGTGCTAGAAATCAACAGCGCAACTATGAAACTCTAGTACAGTTAATTTCCATGCGGGTACAGATTTTTAATTTGACTGAGTCTGTCGAGAACAACAACGAATGGTCTTTTGAATTTGAAAT